TCTACGACCTACATGATGTGTCGATGTAATGTTAGAAGCTACAGTTATGCTGGTAGCGGAAGCTCTTGTAAAGGTAGTAGTGCCATCACCATCACCTAATAAGAACCACTCTTTGTCATTCCATACGGATCTAACATCTTTAAGTTGTTCTCTAATAGCGTTATTAACGTCAGAGGGAGACATACCCTCAGAAATATTAACTCCATTAATAGCTGTATTGCTACTAGCTGTTGTACTATAATTTGATACTGTCATTATTGATTCCTTCTATTTAATAATCCCTCTGCTCGATTTGTTGTTTCTCCTGATAAAAGTCCAAGTGTAGGATTTTTTAATCCTTGAAATCCAACATTAGGTGCGTTGAATATGCCTCTTGGTACATTCATATTATATAATCCTTTTGAGACAAGAGTTGGAACTGCATATCTAAGTAAATTAGATGGACTAATAGCACCTTCTCCTGCAATCAATCTTGAAGCTGTACCTGAGTCTGGAAGCACCTGCCCAAGTAATTCATTACCTTCTCTGGCAAGTTGATTCATAGAATCTTTACCTGTTTTTGTTATTTTTTTACCCTTAGTTACATCTACCTTTTTTAAGGCATTGAGAAGTTGTGATGTGGTGAATATACCTTTAGTTCTATTTGCTGATAATACAGCTTCACCTATAGGATTTAATCTTGCAAATGCCATATTAATTTTTCTTAATTTAGGACCACCAACTGTAGAGTCTGTTGCATTTTTAAAAACACTTCTCAAAAGTTGAAATGTTTGAGCAATATTATCTGAATCAAAATCTTCTTTTTTAAAATAGTTTTTTTGTAATCTAAAGAGTTCACTTTCTAATTTTTTATAATCTTGTCCTGAAAGAAATTTGTCTCCAGTTTTAGGATCTATTTTAAGTTTCTTAGAAAATATTTGATTTATTGCTTTTAAGACTAAATTTTTACCTGCTTCATCAGCTTCAGAATTTATAATTGTTGATATAATATCATCTTCTAATGCAACAATCGTATCAGGTCCAAAATTAATATCCCCTAAAACATCAGCATATTGTTTTTGTATAAACTCATCTACAATATTATAAGCATCTGTACCATCAACTTTAGCTAATTTACTTTTTAATATTTTCTTTGATGATTTGTCTAAGATAGGCTCTAGTGCTTCTAACATAGCATACTTATTAAAATCAGATAATGCTCTTGTTTTTGCTTGTGATATGGCAACACCCACACCAGGAATAGAAGTTGAGGAAGCCTCGATGCCACCAATCAAGTCTCCAAATGCTCCACTACCTTTGACCATTTGACCACCAGTTAAATTAACATCGTTTCTTAAAAACTTTTTAGCAAGTTCAGTTGTCTTGGGTAAAATTTTAGAAGCTAGTTTTGATATACCTCCACCTAAAGCACCTGTGACCACTGCTTGTTTACTTCTATCTTCAGCAGTTTCACCTGTACCTGCTCCATAAACTGCACCTTGCAAAGCACCAACTTTACCGACACCTTTAAGACCTGCTTTAGCCACTAATCCTGCACCACCTAATGAAGTAGGAATAGATCCAACTATTTCAGAACCATAAGCCTCAACTGGATTTGTTTCTCTAAAAGATTTTAGTTTGTCTCTAGCTTTTTTAAGTTCTTCTTCATAGTTTTTGTTTTGTACTCTACTTTTATATAGTGCCTCAAGTTCATCACCAAAACCAAATGCTAAACCTTGACCACTTGCTCTGATAATGCCTTCTTTTCTTCCTACTGTATTTTGATTATTAATACTTTTTAATCTAGCTAATGTTTCTTCATAGGTTGCCATTAATTACTCATTTCATCTAATAATTTGTTTACTAAATCTAAAATTTCTTGCGAAGCAGTTGGATTAAAAGAGAGATACATTTCTAATTCGTCTGACGACATTCTGCTTATTTCGTTTAAATCTGTAGTTTTCATATCAACAGGTTTGTTCCTATTTATAGCTTCTTGCGTTGCATCAGGAATTTTATATTTTTCTCTTTTCTTATTTGTTGAGAATACACCTGTACCTGCTTGTTCATTATAAAGTTCAAAATTATCTTCATAGACTCTATATTTTCTTTCTAAAACATCTGATAATGTATTGACCAAGACCTGTTTGTTAGTTGCATAATCTGAAGGATTACCACCCAATGCTCCAATAATAAATTCTAAATCTGCTTGTGTTAATACACCAGGACCAAGAATATCAACCCTGTTTGATCCTATTAAATTAAAAAATCTATTTTCAGTAATAGCTTGATTTAATTGTTCTGTAGTTAATTTATTTTTTGTTGCGACTGTTGTTAAATAAGTTTGAAAACGAGTTGCTAAAGCATCATAGCCTTGTGGTGATTTTTCAGCACCTTCAATGTATTGTGATAGTAATTGTAAACCATTTTCAGATTGTGTTAGTTCACCTCGCAGTGTATAAAAATCTTTTTTAGTCATAGCACCTGCACCTAAGTTGCCAACTGTTGATTTTCTTGCATAGGTATTTTTTCCAAACATATCTGTTCTATAAGGAACAAAATTACCATCTATATCAACTGTAGTCCTTCCATTTTTATCTATAAAAGCATTATAAGTTTTACCTGTTGAAGTATCAGTAACAATGTAAGCAAAATTCTTTTCATTTTTTGTAGCTTTTATTTTCTCTCTGTCTAATTGTTTTTCTCTTGCTTCTTTGTAAGCACTACCTACATTTGATCCAAAAGATTGTGGTTTACCAACTTTAGGTCCTGATTTTTCTGCTAGACTTGCAAAAAAGTCTTTACCAAACTCTGATTGAGCAAAGTTTACAAACTTATCCATAAATTTATTAGTAGGTGTTCCCTCTCCATTTGCAGTGGCTACTACTTCTGCATTAGGATCATTAGACTTAACTCCAATATCTTGCGTTGTTTCATTTTTTTCTGTAGGTACAGTTTGATTATTAGTGTTTTGATCTACAACTTTATTATTAGTAGTTTGATTGTTTGTTGTTGTGTTATCAGAGGTTGAAGAATCGTAAGTGTTTGAAGAAGTATTGTTATTTACATCAGTCAAACTTCCACCTGAAAAAAATTCTTTATTTTTATTAATTATTTGTTGATTTGTATCAAGTAAACTTTGACCTTTTTCTGTTCCTTTATTTTGATTTACAATTTCTTCGTTTGATAAAAGACCTGAATTTATGTTTTTCATTAGTTCATCTTCACCTTCATTGGCAGAAGGAACTAAAATACCACCTACTTTATTAATTAAATTTGAACCTGTGTCTTGAATATTACTAAATATTTGATTACCTGAAATATTTGTTGAAGGAACTTTAGGAATAACATTAGACGATACATCTCCATATCCGAAATATTCTGATAAATCATCAATTATTGGATTAATTGCACTTGTAGTATAGTTAGTTACAGGTTTGACAACTTTGTTTGTTAAAAATCTTGTTACAGCACCTACATCTTGTGCAAAAGGTGATCTAGTAAATCCTACATTTCCTACACTCATGGAAGGAGGAGGGGTATTTGGATAGTTTCTCGCAAAAAAAGGTAATTTATTATTTGGTATTTTAGCTATCTGACTATCTATAAAGCCTAAATTACTCATTATAAATACCCCAACAATCCACCGATACCACCTGCTAATAAAGGATTAACTCCTAAATCAGAAGCCATACCAACTCCTTGACCAATACCTGAAAGCAATCCACCAAACCTATCTCTTGTAACTGGATTTGTAGATACTGTATTTTGTGCATAATTAGCACCTATATTTGCAAGATAATTTTCTAATTTTTGGTATGGTTTTACTTGTTCATAGTCGTATCTTTTAATTGCATCATCTAATTTTGCTTGTTCTAATGATTCTTTATCAACACCAACTTGACCTAATTTTTGAATATCATTATAATCCATTTCACCAAGAGCAGGAGCAGTATTCATGGTGTTAGCCATGATATCTCTTTCACGATTATATTGATCGCTATAAACAGTATTGGCTAGATCACCTAATGAATCTGCTAATATTTCTTGATTAGCACCACTGCCAAATCTTCCTGCTTTTGAAAATTGTGAATTAATTTTACTTGTCACATCATCTGCCATTTGATTATACAATGCTTGTGAATATGGATTTGTAGTAGGATCTAAATAATCACCTGACAAAATACCACTAGCTTGAGTTTGTGCTTGATTTAATAATGGGTTTCCTGCTGTTGCTCTAGCTGTAGCTAAATTTAATGCTGTTTGTGTTTCAGGAGAATACCCAACATAAGTGGCATTGGGGAAATAACTTGGCATAGAAGATTCAAACAAATCTTGATTATAATCCATAGCTTGTTGTAAATATGGTTTTATAAATTCTGATGGTTCACTAGACTGCGTTGAGACTATTGATGATGGTGATGATCCTTTTGACATTTTATATTTCCTTACTTAAAATCGTTACTTTCATTTTAAATCCTTTTAACTTTCTTACCCACCCTTTACGCCCTGCGACTTCAAGGTGAGTACATTTGTTTCTTTTTGCAAATTTCTCTATTGTTTTTTGTATTCTTTCTAACCAATTATCTAAGTTAGTTCCTCCTGCTAAAAAATATCGTAATATTTTAGCTTGAGGATATTGTGCTATTTCTGTGACAACAGCACTCTCGACTGTATTGTTATTCCAACTAATAAATAGTTGCATACGATCATTAACTATTCCGTATAGTACGTCTTGAATACTATAAGTTTCGTCTAATGCTTTTTCTAATAATGGAGCTACTTGACTCCATATAAATTCAACATCTTCACTAGGTACTCTAGTGACTACATTATCCAATGACACAGTATGATAAGTTTTGGTCTGTGTTTCCTGAACTTGCATGAGTTAGTGTTGCACTACCATTTGATCTTGCAGAAACATGAAGTGTATTTAATGCTGTTCTACCATTTGTAGTTGTTGGCATAAACAATATCACAGAATTACCACCAATACGAGCATCTGTTAAGGTAGTCGATGTAGCACTAGCAGTTAATATTATTGTTCCTGTACTGTTAAGTTTACCATTGATTGTATTGTTCAATGATGTTGAAACTAATCGTAAATGTTGTCCTGTATCAGGTATCGATAAAGGTACTTGAGGAAATTGATTATCTGCCACCTTCAGGTCTCGCTTCTATATCTACACCTGACATGGTGTTAAAGTTACCTGTCACATTTACCCTAATGCGATGATATCGAGATGTACTCCGTAGAGGACAAGTGCCAGTATCATTAGTGCTAACAGCACTGCCAGTTGTTGTGGTGTCAAGTTGTGATTGCCTCGTAATAGGTGTGATAGTTACAGATGTATTTGTTGTTCCATCAACAATAGGTCTGCAATTTATTAATGTTGCTCTTTTACCTTCTGCTCCTTCAAACTCTGTCGTATCAACTGTAGCTGAAAGACTGTTTGCAATAAACTTTCCAAACTTATTATCAGAGTTAAAACCAGCTAGACCGACAACACCTTCTCTATAAAAGTAAGAGTCAAGAGATCGTGGTAAGTTATCTAAATCACCTAACACATCTAAACTTTCTAAAGTGTTAAATGCCTCTTGTGATGCACTAGCAATAAATTCTAAGTCTTGATCGCTACCTGTACTCCATTTATCAACAGCATAGTTGTAAATTAATAATTTGTTATTTGTAGTTCCTGTAGCTCCTGATCCACGATACGACCATACAACAATACTATTGTTGGGATCTACAGCAGATGTAATACCATCAAGGTTAGAAGATAGATCGTCAAAAAAGAAGTTATCTACTTTACCATTACCTATCGGTGTTAATTGTTGTCCACTAGTTAGTTTATAAAAACCATCTTGTGCTAAGAAAAATATTTGGTTTCCATAAGATGCTACTGACTTAGGTGCAAATGCTCCAATGTTATCTGCAACCTTGTCAAACTGAAAAATTAACGGAGTACCTACATATTCCATTCTGTAGATAGCTTTCTCCATAAAGATCACACCAGCACTCTCACCACCTACGATGGCTTGAATATTACCATGTGATCCTACAATATCTTGGAAACCAGACTGTGTTGCTTGGCTAGGTGTCCAAGTAGAGCTGTCATTAATACCTGACCACTTTACTCTTTGATTGTAAGTTGTAGAGCTTTCTACTGTATAACCAGCTACTACAAAATCTCTAATTACTGCAATATATTTTGCTTTAAGAGCAACAAGATCACTAAAAGCACTACTTGTACCT